GGGGGGGGGGGTAATTACATCTTTCATCATTCCACCTCCCATAATTCAGCTACTCTTTTGAATTCTTCATCAGCCGGAACCGGGCAATCTTTGATCCATTGCATATCTTTTACTTGCCATAACGAAAGGTTTGTGTTGTCAGGAATATGCTTTTTAATATCAGGAAAAAGATTGAGTCGAAGAGATTTACTTTCCATAAGTTCATCTTTGTAGTCCAACAAAAAATTATTGGCCTTCAATAAACTATGAACATCATTAGCAGAATGTGGAGTGTAAACAACTCCATCGAAATATCTGATATAATTGGGAAGCATATCAGCCAGTGCCGTATATAGAAATAATTTTCCTTTATTGCCATAGGCCAATTTCTGAACGGTTCTGATACTTTCGGCCAAATTTGACAGTTTTTCAGGAAACAAAAGTGGCTCTCCACCAGTTATCATGATCTCTTTGTAATTAAAATGCTCAACAACTGGTAATTTTGAAAAATCCCATGAGTTGTTGCAACACATAGGACATTTGTTCGGACATTTGGTTGTAACCAATAGACGTAACTTTTCCATTATAATGATATTGTTTGGGTAAATTTTAATTCTCCGGTATATCCACGCGCTTTCAATTCTGCGATAAGTTCCCGTGGAGAAAATCTTGCCAATTCAGGATTGGAATATATTTTCTTCAATCCCCCCCCCCGGAGTTTTCTTACGGTTTTTGGCATAAACATTACCGCACTCTTTGCAATATGTCTGCAATCCATCTTCGGTTGAAGCATTTTTCCAAAACTCGCTGGCCGGAAGTTCCCGGCCACATTTACTGCATTTTTTAAAATTTTCCATTATTCCTTTTCTTTAATTCTACCATATTCACATATTAGTAAGGCATCCGAAGTTGCCAATGTAACTTTTGCATACGGGAACAGCTGTTGAGCTTTCTTCTTTAAGGTGTTTTTCCATTCTGTCTTACTCAATTTGTCTGTATTCCGTAATCCGAAAGCTTTTTGCCAAATTTGTGGAGATACTGTTACTGTCGGAATCCCACAAGCTATCAATCCCATAGTCAGCTGTCCGTAACCTTCTCCAAAAACAAAAGAGGCAGAAGCACTTTGTCCGGTCATGCCATTCACTCGTTCCAAATAACAAACGCTATTTTCTTTGTATATAGAGAGAAAATCTAATAAGTCTTTGGGAGTTGGTGGCATTTTGATACACTCCAATAATCTGTTATTCTCGGTGTCGTACACTACAATTCCACCGTTTTTGCCAACATCTATACCTATGATCCTTCGTTTCATAAATTATACTTTTTGTTTACAAATCTTTTGAGCTTAACTATATCTTTCTTTCCAAGCCTTAGTGCTTCACTGGTCTTGATGTCAGAAGGTGATGCTTTACAATTCTCGGTTATCCTTTCAAAATGTCGGATAAAGGATTTTAAGAAATAGTCGGGAATTTCAACTTTCATAATGATTGATTTATGAGAATAAGCCCGGACTCGAACCGGGAACTGTTGCAATCAGGATTTTCGTTTCTGCTTCCGTTTGTACGTATGTCAAGTGTTAATAGCATGATTACCTGACTCGTGATGCTATTCGTGCATTTTTACCACAGAAACTAAGCGTCTTCCAATTCCGCCACTTATTCGTTTGCCTCCACAATAGAGGCATTCTTATATGAACAAAAAGACTCTTTGTAGTATCTACCGCCGTGGAGCGTATGCAGCGTACTCGGCTCGACTTGCAAAGAGAAGAAAAAAGGTGAGGCATGATAGTTCCCGGATAGGCGGTCAAGCCACACCGGGAGAAGCTGATTATTAATCGGGTTAATAATTATTATTTTGTTATTTTTAGAAATTCAGGAGCAATACCATACAAAGGGCTTGTTCCATCCCATTTGTCAATGAACTGTTTATATAATATTTCTTTTGTCAGACCTCTTGACTGAATTAGAGCCTGCTCGGTTTTTAACTGTTCCAGTTCATTGCGCTTCTTCTGTTCCTCAATTTGTTGATCCAACACGGAGATATTGGTATTCACTTCATTTCTACTATCAATTTTTTCGCGAACTTTATCGGAGAACTCCAACTGGGCAGAGAATGTGAGTAATTGCAGACCTCTTTTTTCAAACTCTTTGTCAACTATTTGTTCCAATCGTTTCTCAAACACTAATGAGCCTCCATCAGCCATCAGGCTATCAGTTTTATGCTTCCGGCTTTCCTCTTTTATCAAATCATATATACGTGGCTCCAAAATGTTATCTTCTAACGAAGACATGAAATCACTTCCACGGCCAATATGCTTGTTGTCAAAGACAACATCAATGGCACGGTTCTTGATAACTTTATAGCTATATGTGGGACGTGCCTTGAACTCTGTATTATCGGCTGCTTTCAGTGTGACAGCTTCGGCAAATTCTCCACGCTGATCGAATAGCGGAACTTGAAAAAGCTCTGTGCCTAATTCCCATGTAGATACCTTACCGGAAACAATTTTAAAATCCTCTTTCCCTTGTTTGCCGTAGTTTTCCATAAGGACACCGGCATAATTGGGAGCAACTCTTTCGCATGAAGTGAACAAAACAACGGCAAATAATGCCACAATCAAAAAGTCAATCTTTCTTTTCATTTTCTACTTTTTTAATGATATTATAAACTATAAATGCTACTGTCAGCATGATTATTGAAATTCCCAACCACGCATTTATGTGATTGAATACGCGGTTGCCAATGAAGAAAGCCGATACGACAAGTACCGGCTTCCAGTATTTCTTTACAGTCTTCATTGTTATTGTTCGATAATGGCAATATCCGGTGCCAATTTACGGATCAACAATAATTGCTCGTCAATGGCCTTGTTGCGTTCTTCTTCCACTATCACTTCTGCACCAGGGGAGCAAAGGGACAATCGAATATTACGCCCGTCCACATCTGCAATGATTTCCACTTCAATCTCTTCTGCAGGGCGACCTTTGAAAATCGGAACAATAAGATTGAATGAGGCCGGAAGATTGGAATTGACAACTTGGCTGTAATTGTCAGTGCGACTACCGTTGTCTTGTCGGGAGTTTTCCACTTTTGAGTCAATGCTGGCTTTGAAGTTCTTCAAGACTGTTACCAGTTCCATGTTGTATTGTGCATCCTTGAAGAAGGCACGATTCATTTTGAAGAACTTTGAAAGCTGCACCGGCTCCCATGTCTTGCTTGTGTTGATACCAAATTCAAGAAACTTGGGATAGTATTTCAACTCACCTCTTACAGTAGCTTTATTCCTACTGTCAGTTTCATTGGTGACAAGTTTAAGTGTCATTTTCTCCCGATCAACAAGAATATAGCAACGTTTCTGATTGATCTGTTCTTTTTCAGAGATTCTTTTCAAGAGAAATTCATGAACACTTCCAATTGTTCCGGCTAATTCTACCTTATCAGGCTCCAGTACCGGTAACTCATTTTCTTCGTGAAGTTCAATAACTCTAAGGGTTGCTTCGGTCACACCCGGAGCAAAGTTCACTTGCATCTTTTCGTTTTCCATGTTGTTCTACAAATTTTTAGTTCTGTTTTTAAATGATTTGGCTGGTTTGAAGTGTGGAGTATAATGCTCCGCTATGACAATAGTCTCGTTTTTGTGTATGTTACGAGCAACTTTTCGTTTATAGTGTTTGGGTGACAGTGTACCAAAACCTCTGATATAAAGAGTTCTTCCATTAGCTACTGCATCCACGGTTTCCTTCAATGCTGCTTCTATAACTGTTCGGACTTCGCAAATAGCAATACCGGTTGATTCGGCTACTTGCTTGATAAGTTCTTCTTTTCTCATGGCTTATCCCTCCGTACCAGTAGATTCAATGTCCTCGAAGACCGTTTTTTGCATCTCTTGTGCCTCCATCGGACGTTCTTTAACCAAATCACCATTACCATTGTAATATCCGGTGGTACGGGTGCTACGATCCATAAACTTAAAGCATTCATCCGTAATTTCCTCATAACCACGTTTTATATCGGTAAGCAACGTTTTTTTACGTTCCTTTTTAGGTTTCAGTTTGTCCTTGTATGCTTGCATGAAAGCTTTCTTTTCTTCTTCCAGTGCGGCCATGTCAAGGTCAATATTTGCCAACTCCGTTTTCCGTTCACCCATTTCTTCCTCGCTGAAAGGAGAAGTATAGGTAATTCTTTCAACTGCTGCGCAATTGTCTTCCAACATTTGTCTGCGAAGCAATGGATTCTTATCTTTAAATAGTTCTTTATCCATATCATAAAGGTTTTAAGCCATATCGGGCAGAACCGACAAATGGCTGTGGGTTAGTCCTTATGTTTGCTTTGTGTATATCATCTGTACGATGATTGAATAATCGGGGTAATCCCGTTATTTTGTCATATACAACCAGTTCAGACGATACATAACAAATAAAGCCTTTCAGTCGCTCTTTCAACCATGCGTTCTGATAGGCTCTGCGTTCACGATATTCTTGGTAGCTCATTCCCTTTGGGCGAGCTGTGAGAAGGGGAGTGTAATTTCTCGCCCCCCCGATTTAGATTTACTCTTTCCCATCAATCAAATTTTTATATTGTTCTTCTGAAACGAACTTGTCGCAGTTCCCATACCAAGTACCATCATTTATCTTGTATGGCCTGACTGTTTTATCCATTTCATTCATAACACCGACTACCGCATTTTCTTTGCTATTATCATCCCATACAATAACAACATCGCCGACAGTCGGGATATATTCAGGCTGTAACTTCTCAAAATTGAAGGAGTAATGTTTTTCTTCCTTCATGGCGGCAAGCATCTTTGCCTTTTCCTCTTCCGTAGCTTTACGGAATCCCTTCATGCCTCCGATACCAGCTTCGGGTGTGAGTCTTACAAAAACTCTGTCACCTTCATCATTGGAAGGAACATAGGCGACAAGGCCGAAAGGTACTTTAATTGCCGGTAAAAAAGAGAGTGGCCTTTCTTCTCTAATTTCAGAGAGAATCATCATGCTGCCCCCTCCGCGATTCGGATTGATAATTACGTCACCGGGGATGAATGTCTCACCCTCAAATTCAAATTTACCCCCCCCGTAACTTTTTGAGTAGGTTGCATACTTTCTTCTTTCACGATTTTTACCATGTGTCCTTCGGGCACTTCAACTGTTACTGTTCTCATTTTAATTTGATTTTAAACTGGTTATTGTATTCTATGTATTTTTCCGGGCAGGTTGTTTCTATAATTCCGTTCATTGTAGGAATACGAAACAACTTGCCGGATTTATGAAGCTCTTTTTCAAGCTGTTTTGCTTTATGTAAAGCAGCCAAAGAACGTGTTTCATTTTCGATCAGTTCTTTAGCCGCTGTGATACTGTTACTAATTTTTTCACATGAATCCATTACTTGACTTCTTCTGCGTATGGAGTATCGTCTTCCTCAAAATCGTCCGGTT